CGGCGGCGCCCCGCCCGAACGGGGGCGGCGGGGGCGCTGCTGCTGCACGAACGCATGAGGGCGTCACCCCTGCTGTGTGACCCACCCGCTGACGGGGCACGGGGTCACATCGGCACGGAAGGTATCCTCAAACTGGGCAGACCACACGGCGGCGGGGTGACCCATGGGAGGGGGTAGGCGGTTAAAGTTGGTGCCGTCGTTGCGGTAGGCGACCCATTCGGTCTGGCGGTCGGCAAGGCGGGTGGCGGGGGAGAGGCGCATCGGGTGGGTTGCTGTTGAGAGAATTCTACAGGGTCAGGAAGGGGGCAGGGTGCCCCCTGTGTGACAGCGCCTCAATCGGCATAGGAGAGCAGGAAGTCCTCCAGAAATTCCCGGGCATCGTCCCCGCTCATCTGGGAGATCATTTCACGGGCGATCGTCTCCCAGGAGAACACGTCTGCCAGGTCGGTGATGGCAGCACGGGCATCACGGGCGCTCATGGTACGGCGATCGAGCATGGCGTAGGTCAGAGGCATGGGGTCAGGTCGTTTGATCTGAAAGAATTCTACAGGCAACCCCCCGCCGAATCGGTGAGGGGTGTGCCACCTGTCAGAGTGTCACCAGATGATGGGGTTCCCCTGCAGATCGGTTACAGTGCCCGCCTGTTCATCTTGGGCAATTGATTCAAGAATCCGCAGGATTTGCTCTCCATTGTTACCTTTCTTCAGGAGAGAGATTGCCAGGGATTGAGTCATGATAAAAAAGGAAAGTGTACGGGTGGCAGTCTTTAAAGGCGCTGCCATTCCTGGGGGATTAAAACTTAGGGGTCAGAACCTTAAAGATAACGACCTTACGATTGAAGGGGTGGAGAGTGTAGTTTAGGAGGCGGAGCATTTGTGAAAAGAAAGGGGTGGACAGAAAGTTCAGTTCAGACGCATTCCAGAAAAGAAAGGAATTGTGCCGAACTGAGAGGAAGAAAAGAACCAATCAAAGTTCTTTTGAAATACACGTTCGTCACCAATTCCGTGTGCAGAAAGAATAGCATTCAGACGGGATTTGGTGGTGTTGGTTTGATGTCCACCATCGAAAAGTTCAATCCAAGTCTCACCAATTCGGGCGATCAGATTGCCGTGCAGAAAGACATCAGTAACGTTAGAACATGAGATGACTTCAGTGTTTGCCAGTTTGAAATCTTTGCCAGCGGTGATAGCGGCATTCATCAGACGTTCGATCTTACGCATGGTTGGGGTCGGTTGGTTGACTTGAGAGAATAGTAGAACGGATGGGGGGTGGAATCAACTCCCCATGTGACACTTCGGGGACTGTCACATCCCGTCAGTGTAGTCTCCGATGATCATGCCATTCTGGCGGACCTGGGCGTACCCGTACTCTTCAGAGAGGGAGAGGCACAGATCCCAGGCACGATCCTCATCGGTGGTGGTGTTCTCCCAGGGAGCGGAGGGGCAGATCACGTCCAGGCGTTGCATCGTTTCGGTTCGGTTGATGGAATCAGTCTACAGGGTCAGTCCCTGATGATGTCGGCGGTGAGTGCCAGTGCGTCAGCTGTCACATGGCGGAGCGGTTGCAGGGGGTGCCAGAATATTGTCACCAGGGCAACCGCTAAGATTGCTTTCCCCAAGGTCACAGAATGACGGGGGCAAAAGGTTTGTGAAGGATGCCATAATCTTCGATGGATTGATCTAAGATAGCATCGATTGCTTCGTTGATACGCTTCCAGGAATTGATCGGAGCGACAACATCCTGGCAGGTTTTTTTCCAGGATCCGTTAACTTTAACCACAACAGACTTAGTGAGAGTTTGTTTGATCATGGTTTGAAGGCGGTGGGGGGCGTCTCTCCCCCCGATGAACATAGTATGGCACCCCACAGGGGTCAGATCAATAGGGTGTGTGCCAGTTCCTCAACTGGCACACTGAAAGCGTCCGTTGTTGAAGTTAGCGTTAGAAAAGACCTCACGATTGACCAACTTAAACATACCGAACTGGTTGGTCATCACATAACCCTCAGCATCGATTCTGTTGCCGTAGAGGTATGCTGCAGGACCACCATTGCGGCAGAGATAGAGGCAGTCATCTTTGATCGACTTCACCAATGCCCACAGACGCAGCAGGTTAGCGCTTCCTTATCAGTTACAAACTCACAGGCAGTTGACATTTGACGGGCAAAGTCACAAACTTCCTTTACATCAGCAAACGATTCTTGATTGTAAAGAATGTACGTGTTGGGTTTCACAAACAGGCACGAATCGGTGCTGATCAGATCACCCTCAAGCGGGTGAGCGATAGCATCACGCAGATCAGAATCTGCAGTGTAGAAGGTATGCGGAGCGATGATGATTTGCTCCTGAATCACCTCAGGGAATTGGTAAGTGATTGTATTAGGAGTGTACTCACAATCACCACCGAAACCAATAAAATCGCCTTGAAAGATACCATCTGCACGAGGCAACCAATCAAGACAAGCGTGCAGAATGTTTGCAACCTGCCCTGCATGATTCTGATCGATTTCATCATGAGAATGATTGATCTTGATTTTAACTTTGTTGAACACAGATTTGGTGCCAACGAAGAACTTACCATTGGCGGGATTGATACCCCAAACGATGGCAGGTGCGCCGTCAATCTTAACACTCATGGTGCCAGGATTCACGAACCAATCCAGAACAGAAAGATCACCCGTCAGGATGGTATCTTCGGGGTGTTCGAGGTGTGTGTTTTTCATGCTGTTAGTATGGCACGGAATCAGAGGGATCACAAGGGGTCTTGTGCCAGTTCCTCAACTGTCACTCCTCCAGCAGTTCAGGATAGTATTCTTCAACCTCTGCAATCAGTTCCTCATCACTATACCCAGAAAGATTTTCTTCGATCTGGTCACCAACAATACGCATCAAATCTTTGGTGGACATGTTATCAAGGATGCGGTCAATGTACGCATCCAGAAGTTCTTGGCGGTTCATTTCAGAATGTGGCGATAGTTTAGACTTTTGATGCACCAACCATAAGCGGTGGTGATTTCTTCCACGAGGTCATCTTCATCATCTGCCTCCCAGATTTGACCATAGACTTCACATACAATTTCGTATGCTTCATCTACACTTAATGCTTCATCATCATAATCATCAAAATCAAACTCAATGTCGGTGATTTGGAATTGCATCAGTAGGTCACAAGTGCAGCAACTTTATCATACAACTGGGCAACATTTACACCCACGATTTCACTCACTTCATCCCAATCTTCATGGAACTCAATGAGATCCAGAAGGGCACGAATCTCGTCTTGAGTGAGAGAAAGAACTTCAGACATGTTCAGTAATCGTAGTTAGCGTTCAGGTACTCATTGACATCGAACTTCTCAGTATCACGAAGTTCGGGAATGTCGAGGTCAAAAATCTCACCAGGCATGTCTTGGATTTCGGACCAGAGTTCATCAAACATTGTGTGTCTCTCAGGAACAAACGTAGTATGGCACGAATCGGGGGGTCTCACAACCCCCCTTGTGCCACTTCTCAAAGTGACCCATTCTCGTCCAGAATGCCCCAATTAATAGAATTACCGTAGAACCCAATGTATACACGACCAATTGAGAATCCGATGATTTCTTCACACTCATCGTTCAACTTGGTCATCATATCACGAAAGTCAATGTTGAAGTAGAAGTAATCAGAAATCGCAACAGGAGTGGTGAATTTCATGAGTGTTTCAGGTGAACGAATGTAATGTAGAACGGATCGGGGAGAATGTCTAGGGGGTTTGTGCCAGTTCCCCGACTGGCACACGAGTTAACTATACAAACTCCGCAAGGTAATAGTCTAACGGCAGCTCAAGTTCTGCTGCTTTCTGTTCCCAAGAATCCCATTCTTGCTGGGAAGCATCATTCAGGAAATCTTCCCGAGTATACTCAAATGCAGGACCACACATAATCAGATCACCGAAACGTTGACTTCTTTGATGTTCAAACCACAGAGTTGATTGTATACTCGCTTGCTGATAATGTCGCAAGCATTCTTGAGTTTTGAACGCTCATACCAAATAGTACACAAACCATCGTAAGTTTCAACGCGGATCCTGATGTCTTTCAAGGTGAATTCCCGACGACGAATGTAGAATATCCCACGACGTGGGCAATTGCAACTAGTCTTGTGACAGTTCAAAAAGTGGCACAAGATCGATTGAATTCCGACGATCCACGTGCTAACAGGGAATTATACCATTCTCAATAAGCGAGACCTTATTGAGAATCAATAATATTATATTATTGAGAATAAGACCAATCTTTAAACTGGCACATCAGAAGATATCGCTGTAATCTTTGATGCTAACATTCACATCTTCATCACCTTCTAGGTGTAGGATCTCACGCCAATTGATATCTTCTAGTTCTAGATCATCATAACACATGAGGTCTAGCGTGATACGTACCACGCGCTTTGTATGTGTGTTAGGCATAAGAATCTCGTGCGTGTTTACTTGATTATATCATGCATAATGACGATATGCAAGCGTTTCGTAATCTTGCCCATCTCGTGCATAATCCTCGTCGAGATCTGCATCTTGTGCATAATACTCGTCGAGATCGTATGTGTAATCTGATGCGTATGTATAGTCGAGATCGTAGTCGTCGTACATAATGCTCGTCGAGATTTGTATGATGCTTATGAATTATAGCATAAAGCTCGACGAGATTGCAAGCCCTTATGATGCACACGTCTCGTCGAGATTCATAAGAGTATATATGCATTCTCGTCGAGATTTGTTAAGAAATGCTTATAAGTCTCGTCGAGATTTGTGTGGGTCTCCTGGCATTTTTGCGGCGGTGGCACTTGACAAACTGCGCGTCTTATGATACGCTCGCTTAGCTCACAAGACCCAGAGGCATTTATGAGACTTTATAAGCATTTAGAGAGCATAAAGATCGACCATTTATGAAACCTTTAGAACACCTTATTCTCAACTATATTCTCAATTGATTCTCATTAATTATCACCTTATTGAGAATGTTATAAAACACTAACATATATTTTTTAATACCTTTTTTAATTAAATTTACATTAAAAAACCCCTAAAATGGGGTAATTTGGTTAATTTTCGGTATTTTCACTCTTTCTCGGTCTACCTCTCCGTTTTGGAATAGGATGCTCTTCTTCCACCTCTTCATGGACATTCTCAAGAGTATTCAATGCAATCTCATCAATAATAGAATCAATCAATTGTGCTGTCTCTGTATCCTCTTCAGTCTGTGATGATTCTTCTTCCTCTAATGTGTCTGGGTCAATACCTTGTGCAATTAGACGTTCTCTTTCCATTTTTCTCCACATTACTAATTCGGGAGAATCATCCTGTAGAGCAACATGATCAACAAAACCTACACGTTGCATTTCCTGTTCTGCAACCATTTGACGATGTGCTAATACCTCTTCCTCAGTATAATTTGGTTCTTCAGGTGTTGGATCAAACTCCCACATTGAACCATTCCAATACCAATACAATGTACGACTATCAGGTTCTGGCATTGTCCAACTATACTTTGTTCCTAATTCCTTTTGATGTGGGAATCGGGGACGATCAATTTCTGGATCTGGATTCAGGACCTTTTCCTTAACTTGTTCAAATCCAGATTCTAACCAATCCTGTTCACTAATTGTCCATTTCTCAATTGGGCATGATTCTAATGAGAACCTTACCTTATAAGCAAGGAAACATCCACAATGACGGCAACGTCCTTGTTTACCATCAAAGTAAGGACATTCTCTACAAATATCTAAACGTTGATTTTGAATCTCCTGACTTACAAACAACTTCTCATGTCCATTGGCAAATGCTTCTTTAATCACTTCAAATGTGAACTTTGCCAGATTCTTACCTTGTTCTCCTAATGAAGGATATTCCTGTTCAGCCATGTTTTTTGAATAAAAAATGCACGTATACTAATTATAACACAATTATTGATAAAGTCCTCTGATATTCGTCGTTGATCCACTGACGGTGTAATTAGCACCAGTAATTGCTCTTCCTGCAGTTCCACCATTGAATGCATCAGTACCAGCAGAATTAGTACCCCAATCGGCA